AAACAGACCTTTAGGGGTATGACTGCCACTCACAAGTTAATCTTCGTTGCATCGTTCTTCTGGTTGATGAACTGGGGAGTTCGTGTAACTTCAGTGGTACTTGACAAGTTCTGAATTTTTCATTAAAATAACTCTGTGGAGGTTAATCAAAGTATGTCTACTGTAAAAGCTATGAAGACCGAGTTCATCTGTGTTCAACCTAAGTCCAAGAAAGCAAAGAATCGTTTTGCTAACTTGATGCACAATCTCCACTCTTGTAAGATTGAAAAACGTGAAGATGGAAAGATGTTTCTTGCGTCTATCAGTGGTAAATACTTCTTTTGGATGAGTGAATCAGCAGACGATCACTGGGAGGTAATCTAATGATTGAACTACTATTGGCATCAGGATTATCCTGTGCAAGTTCTCAGGAACTGTTAAATAGAGTCAATGAATATGCGAGAAGAACTCAAACTTCTGAAACGTATATTCAAGAAGTCATTGACATTATCAAAGAAGACAACCCGGAGTGTTTTAATGAAGGATCAGAACACAATTGAAGATACAGAAACCAAACAAGAAAAGTGGAATCGTGGTTTAGACATCTTCATTGAATCAGTTATCAAACCCGATCCATCTCTTCGTCAATGTGCTCACAATCAACGTTGTTATCATGAATTAATGGATGTTCGTGAAGATGTTCTTACTTACCTTAAATCTAAGAGGTGGAATTGATGGAAGATATAGTAGCAAAAAAACTTGATGAAATTTGTGAGGTAGTAAATGGAGAATGGCATAGAACCATCGTCTCAAACTCCAAAGGAGAAACAGGAGGAAAAATCATCATATCTTATTCCAATCCTGATGCTTCTGGGAGTGATAGCAGCGACACTTAGTATTATTGTTGCTGGATACTTTCATGGTAATATGCACTTAATCACCACACTTAAAAATGCTGCCAATCCTTAACATTCTATTTGCAGTAACTCTATGGGTTCAAGTCCCACAATGGTCTGATGATTGGTCTACTTGTGCTGTTGATGTTCCTGACACGTCTTGTCATTGGTATATTGTGAACGCAGATAATACTTTTGGTGATGGATTTGATTGGGAGACCGCACCATGGTATAGTGTAGAGGGTTTGCAAGACATTGCAAATTTACATGATGATGTGATTGCATCAGGTAATCAGTATACAGTTGAATCTCTACAGAAATGAATCTATCACTACAAGAAGTTGATCACCTTTTGAAAGCATTGGATACAATGTCAGCACATGATGTTGCAAGAGCAAGGGAACAAATTGCACCAGGAGTTGTAGATCATCTTAGATTGGTACAAAAACTTAGGGATTATCGTGTTCGTTTAACTTGATATGATTAGATCGTCTATTCTTGAACCTAAATTCAATATGGATTTTCCATATGAAACATTTCCGTGGCGATTGGAGGTAAACAAAGATCATCACAATGTAAAGGGTATTGCATTGACAGTGTGCCACTTTGAGTGTGAGGAACACTTGCAAAAATACCTGGATAGGTATAAACTTAAATCTAAAGATTATCAGGTATCAAATCGTGACGGTAAATCCCTTAAGTCCAGTCAAAAACACAAGACAAACGTACCGAAAAGATCTAGAAACAGTAATAACGGAAGTACAAGTACAGTTCGCAAAAGAAAATCCAGCGTGGATTCCACTGGAAACACTACTAGCAATGCAAAAGGTGCAAAGTGCCTAAAAAAATCCAAGACCAAAAACTAATACTTACACTTGCAAATCAACAAGTAGAAAATCTTTTTTCATTACTTGAAGATAATCCGTATCAACCATACTTATACCGAAATCTAAACACTGTAAAGTATGAAATTTTACGTCAACTAACTAATCTAAATGCAGACACCAATGGAAAAACCAGTCAATCCTAAACTTGCCACATCTTTTGGTGGCACAGTAGAGAAAGACATTCCCGAAAATGTAGAGTGGATTGATGATGCTTTCTATATCAAAGAGACCCGATTTGGTCTGTATACATCTATTCTAAAAAACCCTTTGGGTCAACATTTTATCACAGGTGCAACAAAAGATGGTGTGATTACCATGTCAAGATGGCATCTTATGTGTATTCAAGATGATTCTTTACAAGATTATAGTCGTGTAATCAATTCTGGAGTTGTAGGAGGAAAACTATGAGTAAAAAGAAGATGACTAACTCTAAAGGTGATACCTTTGAGTGGGAAGAAACTGAAGAAATGCGTAAAGCAGTAGAACGACTGCATCAAACATATCGTGAAATTAGTAAACTAGAGGAAAAAGCACCTGATTATGGTGTTGGCAAATAGTTGACATATTAAGTAGTATAAATTAAACTGTTATTCAATACATTTAACACTAATGAGCACTTATTCTGTTACTCTCCGCACACCCGATGGTTCGGAGACTACTATTGATGTTCCTGATGATTCATATATTCTAGACTCTGCTGAAGAGCAAGGTATTGATCTTCCTTATTCATGTCGTGCAGGTGCATGTTCATCCTGTGCAGGTAAAATTGTAAGTGGCACTATTGATCAGAGTGATCAATCGTTCCTTGATGATGATCAAATTGAAGCAGGATTTGCTTTGCTGTGTGTGTCATATCCTACCAGTGATTGTGTAGTTGAAACCGAAAAAGAGGAGGAACTCTACTAATAAATATTACATACTGTCAATGTATGTAACATGGAGGATAAAAAAGCTTGTAAAACTATCATCAAACGTGCTAAAAAACACCCTGACTGGTATACAGCAGAGGAAGTAAGTTACGTTAAAATGATGAAGAAATTGATCAAGAAAAAAAACAAGGAGTCTAAAAATGACGAATGATTTCTTAGATAACATTGCTAATGATCAACATCAAAAAATGCTTCGTGAAATTGCACATGAAGATCTAGAAACTGTTTGGAAACAAATGGATGAAATTGAACCATTAACTCCTGTAAACCTAAACGAAAGAAAAGATTAAATTCCTAACTAATTGTGAAATGCTATGTTAGCATGTCATCACATTTAGGAGATTGCCTATGACTCTACCAAAAGACAAAAAACTCAAGCATGAACATATTGAGTCTATGAAAATTGCGGTGGAGCAGGCAGATATTCGTGCCATTCACCCTGAAAAAATGGAAGAATTTGCTGAATATCTTGTTCAAAAGGCAAGGACACAAGAATAAATGTCACAAGACCCCTTGCGAGGGGTCTTTTTTTATGGCATAATTACTATAGTTGGAGAACTTTGATGAAACTTATTGCAGCACTATTGTTGATCGGTGCTACAACTGCTCCCGCATTTGCTGGTGGTCCTGCAACAGGATATAGATCTAGGGGTGGTTATGCTGAGCAGGAAAAGTGTTACAAGAGAGAATATCGGGAAGAATATATTCCAGGAACAATGAATAATCCGGGTTATGTAAAACGATATAATAAAAAAGTACAAGTTCCTTGTGAAAGAGAATATATCCCTCAGACTTTTCCTCATCATCACTATGAAGAACCACATCCCAACTTGGGTAATGTGGATAACAATTCCTGTAGAGAAGGTACAGTAGCAGGTGGACTTTTGGGTGGTGCATTAGGTGGAGTTCTGTCCACTAAAGATAACTGGATCTGGGCAATTCCTACTGGTATTGTTAGCGGTGCTATGGTAGGGTGCCAGGTGGACGGTGGTTGAAGTGTCCACTTTTGATACCATCCACTCTGATCTCGTGTATATTAAAAGAGTCAAAGGAAAACCACTCATGGCAACTCGTTCACGCATCGGCATCGAACTTAAAGACGGTTCTATTCTGTCTGCTTATCATCACTGGGATGGTTATCCGCAGTGGTTGGGTCGCATCTTGAACACACATTACAACTCTCGTCAACAGGCAGCAGATCTGATTGACGGTGGTGACATGTCATCTTGCTGGAGTAATGAGTGCTGGACTGGTAAAGAGATTGCTCCTTATGTGAAAGAGATTAAAGAAACCGCAGAATATGCACCTCAATACTATTCACAACGTGGTGAAGATTGCCCTCCTCGTTATGATCAAACCAAAGAAGAGTTTCTGTCTGATGGTGAAGAATACTCTTATATTTTCACGAGTGCGGGTTGGGTATGCTATGATATGAACTCATTCAACGATAACGACCCCGAAATCGTTGGAATCCCTTCTGGTAACCTTGCTGTTTGATTACATGACCGAACAAGAAAAGAAGCACTACGAACAAATTGCACTGGAATTCTGGATGCAAATTGAAAAAGAGGCAGAGATGCTAGAACTGCCTATTGACTACTACCTTGAAGAGTTCTTCTGTTCGTGATATAATCTATGAGTAATCTACCGAGGACAATGACGCAAAAGTATTTCTACATTGTGGACCACTTCATTCCTTTTCCCACAAGTGAATATGGTGGTGTTTGGAATGTTATTGCTGAAAGTGATGAAGAATGTTTCAATCTTATCACTGACACTGATGATGGTTTCAATCAACAATACTATGGAAACCTGCGTGAAAACATTCTAAAGTCACGCACATATGCGTTGGCAGAGGATCTTGAGTCAACTATTGTGGAGGAATTTACTACATGATTGGCAATCTTGAACCTGAAGAACACGTTATGGACAACACAGTAATGTATCCTGGTGATATGTTGGGACGACTTTCTATTGCATTGGAGCAACTAGATTGGGATCGTGAGGATGAGATTGTCGTCAAGATTGGTGGCACTCAAGTAAGTGGAATTGATGTAGGTGAGGAGTATAACAAAAAGTGGCAATCTCCGATTGGCACTCGTAAATATAACAAAGATGCTTTTATTGTAATTGAAAACCTCTCACGAAATCCGGTCAAATCTTCTCAACCTTTTGGAGAAGGCGAGTTCAAACCTAGGCATCCGCACAAAAAAGATGAAACCTGATATGATTGTGGGGTGGAAACAACACCTCAAAAATGGTAATGTGTGGAAAGTAGAGATTGAGTTGGGGATTCAAGACACCCCAGGACAAGATGTTTACACATATACTGTGGAGGTTTATGTAGTGGCACCTTCACAATCTCTTGCCCAATACATTGCCTCTACAATGTATCCAGATCACGAATTTTTGTGTGTTAGTGATGAACCTGTGCGATCTGCCCCATGATTTCCCCCATCAACCCCCAGAGAATTACTCCTACGAGGTCACACAATTCAAAAGCAATGTTCTTGCTATTTGGTTACGGGATCATCGTGAGTATTCTTACACTACTGATGATGTTAGGACTATTTGGGGATTCTACAACATCAAAAAAGGAGAATACATTGCCCCAATCAATGCAAAGAAACCTGGCAAAGTAGTAGACATTACTAAAACAAGGTCTTATACTTCTATGCAACTGAACCTGAACCCTCTTGAATATGCATTATATTCCTAAAATTAATGATTATGTTTCTTGGCGTAACATAGAGGGTTGGGTTTATTATGTTGATGAAGACCACATCACCATTGAGATTGCTGTCAAACCAAAAGAAGATAATTTGGTGCCCATGCACAAAAAACATCACTGCTTAGTTGTGGTTCAAAAGTTTCAATATGATGAACTTGAGTATGTTAATTCACGGAGATTTTGTAATCCATCTAATCTAGATGAGATGGAAATATATGTAAGAAATTTTAATGATGACACATACAAATCACAAGAGCATCGGTATTCTGACCCGTGAATAAATTATGGACTATTTGGAAGTATTCATTAGGTAGTTTCAGTGACACAAAAACAGAAAATTATGATGATTGGGTTGCTGTCATTCGCACCTGTATATTTGTTAGTTACATGGTCACTAACACTTTTATTGTATCTGGAGTAATCAGACATTGGAATGATGTACCGAGTGATTTATCAAAAACCGAAGAAAAAAGGATTTGCAAAACAAACAGCAACGTTCTATAAAATTGAAGATGCTGTATTTTGGGAACAGCATGTAAAGAACAATCTTAATGCAGTGGACACTCAGATTACTGTCCACTAATCTGCCACAAGACGACAATCTTCTGTATATTAAAAGAGTCAAACAAATGAATGACATGAGTTACACAATGGAACAGTTCAATCAAGACAAAGAAACTCTTCTCAACTTGATTGCTGATTGTGAAGAACTTGAAATGAAAGAAAACTATGATGAGTATTTCATCAAGTGCGACGAATTTGCTCAAACTGATTACACTGTCTGATGAACTTTCCTACCTCTACTGTCAACGTCCTGCCTCATCTTGATGAACTTCGTGATACCTGGAGGCAACAAGATTTCAGGTTCACTAAAGATCAACAAGAACAATATGATATGTTGATGCAAGCACGTCGGGAACGTGTTGCATGGTTCTATGAAACAAAACGGGTACAGATTGGACCTAAAGTAATTAAAAAGGTCGAGGACGAACAAGAAGACCAAGACAGTTAAACAAGTGGCACAGAGGGTCTCCTAGGGGTCTCTCTGTGCTTTATAGTATATTCATCAACAGAACACACATGATTACCCTTCGTCCACATCAGGAACGCATCATCAAACGCCTTAGTTTTTACAACAAAGGTCAGGTGATTGTTCCTACTGGTGGTGGTAAAACACTGACGATGATTATGGATGCTAAATCTTCCATGGATCGTTGCAATAGTGGTGTGACGACTGTTGTTGTTGCTCCTCGCATTTTGCTGGCAGAGCAACTGTGTTCTGAATTTATGGAGGTCATTGATCCTAACAACAGTGACCCATATT